CTCTGGTCGGATTACAAATCCATTACTCTCTAGCCAGCACCAAAGAAACTCATTGATTCTGCATCATCACTTGCGCTGCATTATAGCTCTATGAAACTATCAGCCCAGCCGTAGTCACCAATCCAGCAAAATTCCGATTCAACAAGCCGCCCTGTGCGCTTTTTGCTAGAGCTTTGTATTCATTTAAGACTTCGTTTCCCAGCCTTTCTTGTGCCGCCGCGCCAAGTTGAGCACGGACGGCTAGAAAGGGCGGACGCAAATCTCCAGATCGTCCAATTTGTCAACGTGCGTCTCGGGGATGGCGCGAGCCGCGAGCATCGCCGCCTGATTCTGGTCGAGCGAAAGAACAATCTTCGGCTCAATCAGCAATTCAGACTTTGGTGTTTCTCCTCTGTCGTTCTGCTCCTTCGTCGGTTTCGGATGGTACAGCACCGCGTACTCAAACAGCTTTCCTTTTGCCATTCTTCCTCCAGTTTTGATACATTCTCCCGCCACGCCCTAGGGCGAACAGGATGAAAACCGTGATAAAGAAAACCCACTTCATGCTGATTTTGCTTTCCGCCTGCCCCCGCGATGGAAGGCTTGGTACATCTCCCAGCGGCAGGGTACGCCTAGCAAGATGACTTGATGCCCGCGCTCCGCGCCTTTAGCCTTGCGCCGCGAGAGATAGTAGGCGTGCCTCCCCGCTTTCGTTCTGCTCCGGGTCAAGGCAATCTCCTGAACATCGTCCCTAATGCCGTTTCTAGGCCCTCTGGTAGCCGCACAGCGCGTAGATTGTCCGTCCTTAACCTCACCCTGCTTGGCGGGACGTGGATGGGCGTAACGCCCGCTGTGCCGTGCCTGTGCAAACGTGAGTAGTGGCTCTTGCACAGCCCTCTCGCATGAACTTCCCGCCCGCAAACATCAACCGCGCATTTTCGCTCGCTCATAATGCTCCGTCCCCCGCCTTTTTGCTCGCGGCTTGCGCCGCCTAATGCAAATCAGGATACTTCGCCTTGATGCGCTCCATCTCTTCCCAATCGATGCAGACTTTTCTTTCGGGGTTGAACTTCCCAGGATCATAAAAAACCGCCGAAGGCGGAACTCTTTTATCTTTACTGACGGTTAAATGACGGATTGGGTGACTTAGCTGTGTCACCGGGGTGGTGACAGTATCTGACACCCCCTCTACGCCCGTTTTGACACCGGGGGGTGACAATTTGACACCCGGTATGTCGTATAGGTTGGAACCATACGGCCCCTTGCCAGTTCGCACCAAAAGCTCGGGAGGCCAAATCTTCTTCCAGTTGCGAGATAGCCGCTTGATGCAGCGCTGCACGGTGCGGTCGCTGAGGCGGGATTCCTTGGCGAGTGTGTGAATAGAAGGCCATGCGCCAGAGCCATCGGACTTGGCATGATTCGCAATCATCAGTAGGACTACGAAGGTATTGCCTTTATGTTTGGATTGGTCGATGACCCAAGATATTGCTTGAACGGACAATTTCCCCTCCACCAAGGGATGGAATCGGGGGAGTGGTGGCTCCCCCTTTCCCAAATCTGACCGCAGCGATGAAGCCGCGCCAGCGTGAGCCTGTAAGTTATAAAACACGTTGCCTCTTGTCAAGACTTTTCTGCCTGAACCACTTTTTGGACCGTGCCAGCGAGCACTCCCGGCATTCGCGGGTGCCATCGCTTCGCAAGTAGAGATTCTTCCCCGCTAGTCGATGGCCCCGCGAGCATCGTGGCGATTTGAGTGCTCCCATTAGCGCAGCACCCCGCCTGTGAGTTCTGCTAGGATTTCTCTTTCGAGAGCACTAAGTTTATCTTCCTGCTCGACTATCTGCCCTTTGAGGGCCACAAGCCAGATACGGTCCCCTGACCACTTGTCGAGCCGATAGGTGGCATGGAGAGCTTTGGCTGTGCAGATTTTCAGTGGGCCATCAATCTTCTGGATTGTTCCCACATCCACAGGGTCGGAGTAACCGCCATTAGATGGCCGCGCATCTTTGCCAGAGCGCCAATAGGCAATCTTTGCGCCAGTTCGCAGAAGCTCTTGAGCGTGAGCGCGTCGGGCTTTCGGTAGCATAGCCAAGAAACCAACGGTAGCCTCTTTTAAGTAGCCGGAGCCGTAGCCGTAGCCGTAGCCGTCGCCGTCGCCGGAGCCGTAGCCGTAGCCGGAGCCGTCGCCGTCGCCGGAGCCGTAGCCGTAGCCGTAGCCGGCGCCGTAGCTTTTAGCCCAACTAGGGGCTTTTACAGCGCCCACGGATTCTTCTCCCACTTCTCCGTTGCTTCTGGAGTGACCTTGGAAACGGAAGTCACATCCGTGAGCGTGAGTTCTGGAACCTTGGGACCAATGCGGCACGAAGTGATAGGGCCGTTGGCAGCCAAGCCGAGAAAGCCCTTCACATCAGCCGACCAATACACGCAATTCCGCGCATTGGTGAGCGTGATCGTCTTGGCCTTCACGCCAGCACTGGCATAGCCGAAGAAAACACCTTTGTGAACCGTTGTTACGAGAACTGCTTGTTCCTTCATGGGAACCTCCTGCCGCGCAGACTACAATTAATTCGTTTAGCTTGTCAAGCGAATAATTCGTTTATTTAGCTCCCGCTTCCGCGCCGCCGCTAGGCTCGCGCTTCGCGCAGAGCCCCTTAGCATCACTAAGTCGTGTTTAGAGAATAGCTCTGCTTGCTTGCTGCCGACTGGCTCCCAGATACAGTCAGCTTCGGGCTTAATGTCTCGCAGGGTAGAGACAATGCATTTTGCCTCAGCGATAGGTGGACCAGGTTGCTCGCCAGCAGAGCCTGGATTTGATTTCTCGCTTCGGCGGCGGCGAATGACTCTCTCGTGATGGTCACAAAGTACGTGGTCAATTTTGAGGACATTTAGCCGACTTGCTTTCTACGGATCGCAGTGCTGAGTGTTGGCGCAAGTCGGCAAGACGTACTACCAACAGCCCAGCACTGCGGATTCGCAGATGAAATTTACTTCGCATCTTTCTCCTTGTCAAGCAGAAAATCTTCAAGCATAAACGGAATATCAACCGATCATTCCTTCGGCTCGATATATTCCTCAAACATTAGCCAATCCATTAGCCGATTGTTCAGTGGCCGCCATTCCCTAATACGGATTAGCACATGAATTAAACTTCGCGGAACCCATTTTCTCCATCGTGTAGCCATAGTCGTGATATACTCCTCATGGATTCGGACCCAAACTATCTCTGCTGAGGGGCGCTTATTTCACGGCGTCCCTTTTGCTTCAGAAACTCCCATCTCGCATTTCTTCCTTGAAATTTTTGGGGCACAACGCAGATGTAGATAATCCTTTATCCGTGCGCGGTAATCCAAGCGCCCAAGTAACCATTTCAGACCACGGAGCGAAACGGACAATCAGAGCCACGTCAAAAGCAGCGGCCAGCTTAGTGAGTGTTTTTATACTTGGCCAACTAATCCAAGGAAGATGCTCTAGGTTCCAAATAACCATCACGGATATGCCAGCTTCACGCGCCAGTCGTTTCTGTGACCAGCCACGCTGTTTACGCATCGCTTTAATTTGCAGATATAACCCGCGCATGATTTGAGCTTCCATCCACTTGTATCGCGCGGCTTTGCCGATCTTCTTAAGCCAGAGCATTTTAGATTTCACATCGTCGCGCAAAGCCAAATCCCCCTCCCTTGTCTAAGCCCCCCTCACCGCTCCGGGGGCCGCGCCGCTCAGGAATATCTTTTGCTCGCATGACGGGCCTCAGCATTCGCTAGTTCTAACCTTGCATTTAGTCGCTCAAGCCTATCCACCGCAATAGCTACCAGAGTTGCCCTCTTACTGCGGTCTCGCGGACAGCCCATCGCATGCTCGTACTCATTCGCCTTGTGACGCCCTGGCTTAATCGGCTGACCGCATTCAGGACATTTTCTAGCTTTTCTCATGTTTTCCCTTGCTATCGCATCGGCCTAAGCAGACCTCAAAGTACCCTCGCCCACGGCAAAACTCGCAAGTCAGATTCGGCTCAGGGAACTCACAGCAGCAAGAGTCCTCGCCGCAATCGTGCCCATCTAGCCCTTCGTCGCACATCTCGCACTCTTCCGTGACCATCTCGCAGCACCCGCACCGCGAGCAAATCTTAGACCCATCGCCGCGCGTATCAAGCAAAGCCTGTAAGAACTCTTTTTTCTCCACGCGCCCCCTCCAGAGGGAAAGACTCCCTAGCGCCGCCGCGCCCGTTTCTTGGCTTTAGGTTTGGCAGCGTGTTTGATTTTGTCGATAAACTCGTTGAACTTGCCGATCACCGCCGCGTTGCCATCGAAAAGCGAAGTAAAATGCTCGGTGAACTTAGAGTCGTGCTGTTCAATCAGCAGGAGCAGTTCTCTGTGCTGCCGTCCACGTTCCTTTTGGATGGCCTCTGTTTGCTCCCGCGCCCACTTGTTGCCTTGCTCCAGCGTGGCGAGAATCGAGTTCATCCCCGCCGTCAGCGCGTCCAGCTTGGCGTTCATCGCGTCGAGCGTAATCATCGGCTTATCCCCTCTGCCAGCCAGCAAAGCAAAACATAAAAGCACATCGCAAAGCCGCACACCACAGCGAAGAAAAACAGCAAATCCCCGCCTGTGATGGTCAATCCCTGGTAGCGGGCTTTGCGGTAGCCCAAGCGTTCAAGCAGATTCACGGTTTTCCTTCCGATCTGAGCGTATCACTCGCCCATGACGGGCCACGTGGCAGCGCCGGCAGCTTGCTACGGTTCCTTCCGGCGAATCATCCCCGCCCTGGGAAAGACTCGGCTGATGGTCTAACTCCATTGTTTCCCATGAGATATTGCGCTGGCAGCGGCCATGCAGCACGCCTCTCAGCCTCTGCTCGCAGAAGCCCCGGCTGCGCGTAAAGACGTAGATCCGCAGCGCCTTCATATCTTCACCGAAAACGAACCGCTTACCCTTGCGAATGTACGATCGGGGGTCAAGGAAACCAGCCGCAGCGGTAGCTTCGCGGTCAAAGATTCTGGGGTGCAGTCTCTTCACGTTGCTCCTCCTTCCAAGCCAGCACGTCAAACTCTTTCATGGCCTCAACAATCGCATGGCCTACGAGCGTCGGATTCTCGCCAAGCGTGTGCATGT